CCCCCCCCTACTGCTGCGCAGAAGGAGTGACACCACGCTTCAATTCCATCAAGACGGCAATGGAGTGGGGGGTAGACAACAAATCATACTTACCGTTGGAATCATCCCAACTTCCCAATTCAAACAAGGTGAAGTCCTCAGCATATTTACAAAAATTATGTTGAGTATCCTCAACATGACTAGTAAGAGCTCGGAGGGCTTCACCCTTAGACTTCATCATAAACGGAGGTAAAAACGCTTCCGCTTTCGAATCATAAATACCAAATACCTTTAAAATCATATAACACTCCTTTCAAGTTTTCGAACTAACCTATTCATACGTGCCTGTTGGCACTTTTCTTTAACAAGAAGACGCTTATACGTATTATCGTCTTCCTTCTCTTCGGCACGCTCAGAACGCAAAACCTTAAGTCTCATAAAAGCCTCTGGATCATCACGCTCTAAACGCTTATCATAATAACGAGGAGGCTTACACTTAACTCCTCGAACTACAACTTCATCCAAAGGAAACACATCACTAGCACCAAACTTATCCAACCAACCGGAACCAATACCAGGCTTAAGACTAGCCTGACAAAACTCTGGCAAACGACCCTTATAATGGTCTTCCGCATCACGTCCGGTTATCTTCTTAGTACAGTAGCGAGCCACATAAGCAGCAGAGTCAAAGGTAAGATCACCGACCACGCTGTGGCCATAAGGCCACACATCTCTAAGAGACTCTGATACATAATATCTACATCCATTAGATTGACTCCAATACTGCTTATCAACAAAATCTAAATTAAACAAACACGCATGATAATGCGGTCTACCTAAATTATCTCCATACTCTCCACAATAAAAAGTACGCACCTTCCTATCACTAAACTTCTTTCGCAATCGCTTCATAAAAAGCTGCATATGCTTACGATCTAAAGAACCACTAGGACACATCTCATCCAAATGATCCTGATCAAAAGTCAAAGTAACAAATGAATTATCCTCATAAAGACTAGCCTCATGCATAATACGAACAGCCCACTGCCGGGAACGTTCTAAACGACAACCCATACACCTACCACAAGGTAAAGACATATAATCGCCCACAAAAGGCTTAATCCCTTTTTCAAACATCTCATGGGCAATAGGAGAAAACGCAATTTGCTTTTTCCCATCCTCACGGAGAGAAAAAGACACTTGCAAAGGATGATAACATGGCATATACTATCAGAACCTTAACTACCCAGTTAATGAAAAAGAGGGGAACCCTGGCAGGGGTTCCCTTCACTATTTAGGATCAAATCCTAAAACCACCACGCATAGGCTGACGGTGCACATTCAGTGGATGCACCCACTGAGCAGTACGGGAAAAAAGCTTACGGCTATGTCCCTTAGACAACTTATAACCTTTATGACTCATACAACAACCCTTCATTTAACACCAAATGTTAGAAATTCTAACAACGACACCAACCTGGAAAATCCCTGATTGGTGTCACCTGGCACATTTACATCAAGTATATACATGTGCCAGCTTCCTGTCTACTGGAAATTTCCAGTAGAAGAGGGTTGGCTAGGCGCATCTTGTACGGGCGCACTCTTAGTAGCCAACCCCAAAGTCACCAACTCATCCGAATTCTTGGGATCATGACAAAAATCCAAAAACAAAGCGGGATCATTATTAAACCGCTTTCGCACAATCGCCGGCAAGGCCTCAAAAACGCCCTGTGCTTGCCTAACTTGATCCAAGGCAGACCGATAGTCGGTAACCTCTGAAAAGTCGCCAAATTGGCCTCCAACGAAGCCGTTAAACTTCTGTAAAAAATCCGCGTTCATCACACGCTTAAATCTCTTCATAATCAAATTAATATCACACTCATCCTTAAAACTCTGCTTAGTACGACTAGGCTGAGTAAAATGCTTCTGAACTCTCATAAATACCTCTATTTTCCAACACCTTTAAAAATTCCTTGAAAAGGATTCAAACGCTGTAAATAACGAATGACCTTACCATAATTACTCTCATCAATTTCCTTCTCTACCTGAAGACCAGGCAACTTAACATCAATTACATCAGCATTAGCATAAGCAACGGCCGTATTCGCATTATTCAAACGAGTTTGACTGCGAATCTGCTCATTCATCTCACGAAGATTCTCATTCTGAGCCTTCATGTTCTCAATCTCGGCCTTAGCACGCTTAACATCAATAGCTGAACTCATAGCACCACTCAACTCATTAACCATATTAGCAGAAGCACCAGAGGGTGCACTACCAGAGGGGGTACCAGCCCCCCCTTGATTATAAGCCAAAATAGGATTCAGACCAGCAGCCTTCATATCCTGCATCGCACGCTGATACTGAGTATTAGACATACGCTCCTGAAAGTCCATCTGCTTCTGAGCCTGCTCACCTTGAAACTTCATCTGCTCACGAGCAATCTTCTTGTTCGCCCTATTAGCAGAAGCAGCACCAAAATAATTAAGAACACCGGCTCCAAAAGAGCCAACAGCATCCAACATAAACCCCCCCTAAAAATGGTCTACAAGACCAGGTATAGCATAAACAGGCATTGGCCTAGCACACATATAACTAAAGAAACAATCAAATAAGAAATCTGGCTCAGTAGTAACTGCCTTGACCCTAGACATAGGAGCATCCTCAACAATAAATTCATCATTAAGAACAGGCAAGGAACCAAAATCTTGAGCCAAGTGCCAAGAATCAAGAGTACCACTAGCATTAGACCTAAACAACCCAGTAATCTGAGAAGGCTTATATCTATATTCCGCAAAACGCTCTTGATAACCAAACACGCCAGTGTCATCAACTGTACCCTGAGCATAAATCTCCTGATTCAAAACAGCCTGCTCACCAATATGAGAGAGAGCCGGCCAATAATAATCGAGACGAGTCTGACGACTCCACATACGTTCTAAACCTTGCTGATAATTAATATCAGCACGAACAGAAACAAGACCAATCAAAATACAATGCTCAGTAGCACTATAAGTGAAACCATGACCATGAGGAGCACAAACACCATAAGCACCTAAATTACCTAAACCGTCCTTAAACGTAGGACTAGACGCCTGATTAGTTTGAGCAACAGGATTAATAATAACAGGAGTAGAACCACCACCAAGATACTCTGGACGTTGCAAACGCATATCAGGCGATATAACACCAAAATGAGAACGCACAATCTCTGTATAACGAGTACCACCTCGCGCATCGCGCTCATACAACTTCTGAGTCTGAAACGCTAAACGCAAATCATTAATAGTAGCAGCAGTAGCATCAGTAAGATCACACTTTAAACCCATAGGGGCAACAGTATCAAAATGAAGCGGAGAATCAGCACCAATAACACTACCATGAACATAAACAGTGGAAGCACCTCCAGCTGCTTGCCACAAATCGTGCCGAGTAGTATCGGCATTACTATAAACACCTATGTTTGTACCATCACCAATAACCGGGGCAGTAGTACCTAAAGGCAAAGTAACATCAGGCCCCTTCTGAGGAAATGGCAAACAACTAGTAAAATAATCATAACGCTTACCACGTCTTAACAATGTAAAATCAGAATAAGTATCAGGACCATCACCAAGGGGAACCACTACACTATCTTGCATATTCTCATCACGAAACCAATCATTCCAAATTAAATTATAAGCACGCAAATGCAACGAATTAAATGTAAGAGAATTAACTTGAGTAGGTATCCCCATATAATCACATAAAGAACCAGAAGCAACGCCACCCATTGCAGGGGCAACAACCTGGGGAATAGTGTAATCAGTACTATCTCCGGGATTAGCTTGATATCCATTAAACTTCTCCCAATTATCCCAAACTAGACGATAAGGAACAGCAAAGAAAAAAGACTCCAAATACATATTATCCATCAAAGGAAAAATAGGCGTAGCCAAACGAGCAAAAGCATGCATCTTGAGATTAAACGTATCACCCGGCAAAATCTCATCACACAAAATAGGAATCAAATAACCTTCATCAAATGTAGTCTTAACACCATGAGACCGATTAAACTTCGATCTAGGAATGGCAACTTGAGGAGCACGACTAAACGTATGCAGAGCCTTGCTATCAACACTAGGAACTGAACCTCTTAACATAATCAAACCTCTTTTTAAATTTGCCTCCCAGGGGCTTCGCCCGGGGGATTCATATATCCAATAAACACCTATTCAAAACCAAGGGTGGCCTAAACTGGGGGGG